GATGGACTCTTGCCAGGTATTCCGCCGGAATTTCGCCACGAATTCTGATGAGATTGTCATAAACAAACATGTTCCCCGCATATGGCGATTTTTCTTTCTTGTTTTTTAAACCAGCATCATGAGCAAACTGATCAATTTCTTCTTCCGTTGGTTTCGTATTGATGTTTTGCGCTGTCGTTTCTGCAATTTTATTTGCCACACTCTCTGAGTCGTGTTTATTTATAGACGCACAGAAATACAATCCGGTAAACGCATCGCGCACATTACGAGCCATATTATCAGTGTCTTTTTTCGTTACCGATTCCAATTCAAGTTCGTTCAGACGATGACGAAGTGTGTGTGCTGCAATCTCCTGGATTGAAGGAGGTAAATCTTTAAATTCCATCGTCAACCTCATCAGTCGGAGTTTCTTGCTAACCAGCGATGCGCGCCAGCTTCGGTTTTAAACGTTTTACTTTTGGTATACGTCATCGCGGTAAACGTACCGTCCTGGTTGGGAAACACGCCGCATACCAGAGATTCGCTGTTGCCAAGATCGATAGTATCCATGCTGACCTCATTTCCCCTTAACGCCGGGGTAGCGGAACAAAAACCTGCTGCATAGTTATTAAAGTTGAACCCTGCCGTCATGTTCTTACGCCTCGGGCTGGCTACTTACCCCCTGACCACTGCCTGGTAACTCGAAGTATTGCCCTGCGTTCTGTGGGACGGGGTGGGTTGGTATGAAAGGAAGGATACCTATGGGTATTTAAAAAGTAAATACCCATGGGTAATTTTTTGATGTGTCTTAACTGGTGACTGGTTGTTTGGTGAGTTATGATGCGTTTTGTGCTTTCTTTTTACGGATTTCTTCGTAGATCATATTGTAATACTGTTTTTTCTCTTCAAGAGTTTTTAATAAGTTATCCGCTTCACTTTCTGGCAGTTCGTCTAAGAGATCTAAAAAAATACGTTGTCGTGGCGTTAGAACCCTTGTTTCATAATTGGAGGCTGTGTTCGTTGATGATGAAACGATACCATCCATCCATCCCCGGGGTAACCCAAAGGACTCTTCTATAATCTCCACCATATCATCAGCGATCCGTTTTTTCCTTTTTTCCCCTCTGGGTACAACATTCTTGATACATAAGAAGGCTCGCGACCGATCTTTCTGGCCACGTTAACCGCTTTACCATCGCATTTCTCATCACGAATTTTGATGAGTTGTTGTCGTCTAAATTCATATTTGTCCATAGGTAAATAATAGATGCGATTACCGCAAGGTAAACAACCCAAGGGTATTGACTTTTGTTTACCTGTGGGTATTCTTGCTGTGTTTACTAAGGAGTAGCTATGGAAGAATTAAGAATATTTCTCAATTCTCTTTCGTCAGATGAACAGCGTATGTTTGCATGTGAGTGTGGTACTAGCATCGGTTATCTAAGAAAGGCATTGAGTAAAGGTCAAATGTTAGGGGCATCGTTATGTGTCCTTATTGAGCGAGCCAGTAATGGTGAAGTTACACGTCAGCAACTAAGGCCTTTTGATTGGATGAATATTTGGCCCGAGCTGGAAGATACCAAAACGTTAACACAACCACTTACTAGGAGCTTGATTCATGAAAATCAAGCATGAACACATCCGCATGGCGATGAATGCCTGGGCGCGTCCTGATGGCGAAAAAGTTCCAGCAGCTGGAATAACCCAGGCTTATTTTGAGTTGGGTATGACGTTTCCTGAACTGTATGACGACAGCCATCCGGAAGCCCTGGCTCGCAATACCCAGAAAATTTTCCGCTGGGTAGAGAAAGACACCCCTGATGCAGTTGAAAAAATTCAGGCGTTGTTACCAGCGATCGAAAAGGCAATGCCACCTTTGCTGGTGGCCAGAATGCGCAGCCACAGTTCAGCTTATTTTCGGGAGCTGGTGGAGACGCGGGAGCGACTGGTGAGAGACGCTGATGATTTTGCGCAGTGGCAATCGCCGGTTTCAATCAGATGAACCGTGGTGGCCCGGCAGGAAATGCTGTGGCAGTACATTGACTGACAATAGCCGTATCGAATCGCTTCCGGCAACTCGTGAGTAAAAAGATTCGGTATCAGAAGAGGTGAGTATGGCTAACGCCTGGCTCAGATTATGGCATGACATGCCAAATGACCCTAAGTGGCGAACAATTGCCAGGGTGTCAGGGCAGCCAATTGCAACAGTGATGGCAGTGTATATCCACCTCCTGGTGAGCGCGTCACGAAATGTCACGCGAGGTCACATTGATGTCACGACAGAAGATTTGGCAAGTGCGCTCGACGTGACAGAAGAGGTAATTGATTCAATTTTGCAGACGATGCAGGGGCGGGTACTTGATGGTGATTTAATCACTGGATGGGAAAAACGCCAGGTGCTTAAAGAGGACAACGGCAATATTTCGCAAACCGCAAAATCTCCTGCAGAGCGCAAGAGGGCGCAGCGAGAGAGGGAAAGAAAGCGGGAACAAAATGGCGATTGTCACGGCGCGTCACGAAATGTCACGCACATGTCACGACGAGTCACGACAGATAAAGATACAGATAAAGATACAGATCAAGAAGATCAAAACACTATGGTCCATGGCGTAAAAAACGCCACGAACCAGGCAGGGGATGTTCAGACCGTCAATCCTGGTCAGCCAGCAGGCACGACACCGGAAGCCGATTCAGCGTATGCGCTGAAAGCCGATTCGGGCGCTGTGCAGCAGGTGATGACCGCAAGGCCGGAGCAATCACACCAACTGCAGCAGCCTGAAGCCGATTCCGCCATTCAGCGGGAAGCCGATCGGGTAGTCCCGGAAAACACCGGGCAGCCTGTGGGACGAGTGGATTATCCGGATGTGTTCGAACAGGTCTGGCGGGAATACCCGTTGCGTGCTGGGGCAAACCCGAAGAAATCCGCTTTCAGTGCCTGGAAGGCCAGATTACGCGAGGGGGTGCCACCAGAGGCCATGCTGGATGGCGTGAGGCGTTACGCAAGATACTTGGCGGCTACCGGGAAAACGGGAACGGAATTTGTTCAGCGAGCGACGACGTTTTTTGGACCGGACCGGAATTTTGAGAACCCCTGGTTGCTCCCGGTAAGCGGCACGAACAACCAGCGTTGTGTGAATCATATTTCTGAACCGGATACCGAAATTCCGCCGGGATTCAGGGGGTGATGTGGCATGAAAAACATTGCGGCAGCCGGGGTTCTTGAACGTATTCGCAGACTTGCACCACAGGCGTCGGTTCCACCGTACCGGACGGTGGAGGAGTGGCGGGAATGGCAACTTGTTGAAGGACGAAAACGCAGCGAGGAGATTAACCGCCAGAATCACCAGTTGCGGGTGGAAAAAATCCTGAATCGTTCGGGCATCCAGCCTCTGCACAGCAAATGCTCGTTTGCGAATTATCAGGTGCAGAACGACGGGCAAAAATACGCGCTGAGCCAGGCCAAATCCATAGCTGACGAACTGATGACCGGGTGCACGAATTTTGTGTTCAGCGGTAAAACCGGCACCGGGAAAAATCACCTTGCAGCGGCGATGGGTAACCGGCTGATGGCGAAGGGGCGCAGCGTGATTATCGTCACCGTGTCTGATGTCATGAGCGTGTTGCATGACAGCTACGACAACGGCAAATCCGGGGAAAAATTTTTACAGGAGCTTTGCAGTGTTGATTTGCTGGTCCTGGATGAAATAGGCGTTCAGCGGGAGACGAAAAACGAGCAGGTGGTATTACACCAGATAATTGATCGCCGGACAGCATCACTGTGCAGTGTCGGGATGTTAACAAACCTGAATCATGCCGCAATGAGCACGCTTCTTGGTGAGAGGATTATGGACCGCATGACCATGAACGGTGGTCGGTGGGTGACGTTTAACTGGGATAGCTGGCGTCCAAATGTCAGCAATCAGAGGGTTGTGAAGTAATTTTTGTTGGAGGACGTTTTAATGGAAACTGTATTTGACGCACTGAAAGCACTGAAAAAAGCCTCTTCACAGGTAGTGGCATCGCGCCTTGGAATCAGCCGCGAAGATGCTGTCAACGAACTGTGGAAACTGAAGCGCCGTGGTGAAGCGGATAACAAGGGTTCGATGTGGTGGCTGATTCAGGCTGGTGAAAGTGAACCAGTGTCACCGGTACCGAAAGTGACAGCGCAAATGCTGACTGAGGCGATTGAACATCATGGCCCACAAACGGCGGATGAGCTGGCCCTGATGTTCGGGATTACCTCCCGCCGGGCGAATTCATCACTGGCCATGGCAATCAGCAAAGGGCGTCTGATTCGCGTGAATCAGGGCGGTAAATTTCGGTACTGCATACCGGGCGCTGATTTACCGGCAGAGCCGAAAGCCGCATCCATAGCGGAAACGGATGGTAAAGCCTTTCCTCAGCCAGCAGGTGTTGCGTTACCAGTCGGGGAAGCGGAAACACAGGAAGAAATAAAAACGGAAAGTGTGGCGGTCACAGTGCAGTCACAGCCGTCGTTCACCAGAAAGCATCCGGATGGTCTGATTTTACCATCGCTGCATGTGGCTAACCGCGAGCTGCGCCGGGCAAAAGGTCAGGTTCAGAAGTGGGAGCGAGTCTGCGCCGCGCTGCGGGAGCTGAACAAGTGCCGGGATATTCTCCGGGATATTACCGCCACCAGAGAACAGCAGCGGTGAGTGGGTGGAAGACGTGGTGCCGGGCGGAAATCATGATACTCCGGCAGTGTGCGGGAACGATGAAGGTAAAAAGCGTTGGCGCACTTATCGGACGAACTGAAGCGGCAGTGAGAACGAAGGCACGGGAGCTGGGCATCAGCATGATGTTACGTGGTGATTTTCACCCGTCGGCAAAATATTCTCAGCGTGATATTGAGCTGGCGCGGCAACTGCATCAGAGAGGCATGCAAAGAAGGGAAATTGCCAGAAAATTAGGCATGCCGCTGCGCATAGTGAATAACTACGTTTATTTCGACAGGAGGGTGTCTGCGTGAAAATCCTGTATCAGGATTACGGCCCGGTGGGGCAGGTGGTTATCAGCAGTACTGTAATGGAGTTTCGGAAGCATAACCGTGTGGTGGATGCTGTGCTGTTAACCTGTCCGGGGATATCGGCGAGTCGTGCAGGTGTGTTTATTATGAAGACGAAATTATATGGCAGTAAGGCGTGGATAAAGAAGGCGTATCGTGTAGCGTTGCAGGAGGTTAACAGTGAGTAAAATTAAAGAAATGCCGGTAGTTCGTGACGGATATGGCTACTGGACACATCCTGAATATGAAAAATTCTGTGATGGTCGGGAATATATTTCAACGGAAGAGTTTAACGCCTGGATGGAGGAAAATAATCTTCAATACGTCCTCTGCTTCAGAGATGAAGGATGTGCTGACCTTGATGCGTGTGATGCTGATATTTCTGCATGGGAACCGGAACGACCAGAGGGCGATGGCTGGTTTATTGGTTCCATTCATGATACGGAAGATGGCCCGGTTTGTGTCTGGTTGCGAAATAAGGCTGAAGCATAAAGGCGATAAACCAACTAACAACTAAATACTGAAGATTTAAATCAGAAACGATTTTTATTAAATCCTTAACCGGAGGGATTCCTGCACCCTCAGAACATCAGGAGGCCGCCCGAAAGGGCGGTAAGAAATGAAACATTATTTAGAAAAAAATTACCCACGAAAGAGCAGAACAACAGAGTTTCTGTTTTTCATTCTGTTTATAGTGTTGATGATACCGATATCCCCGCTATTACTGGTCTGGATAATTGGAAGGACATTTGAACCAGTTATTGAGCTATATACCGATGTGACATGGGAATCATTCAGCGCACTGCACAATAAAATTAATCCGTATAAGGAAAACTGATATGAGCACTATTACCAGAGAACGCGCGGAGATTAAATCATACATCACAGGCTTCCTGAGCGACTCGGCGCACGATAACAAGTCTTCAGACAGCCTGCTGGCTAATGTGTTTCGTATCGCGCTGGCATCACTGGAAGCAGAGCCGATAGCAATGGTAGTGCCTGATGAAATGGATTTGCTTACCTGCCATCTCGACGGTGTAACTAAAACATATGCTGATGGCTGGAACGCCTGCCGCGTCGCCATGCTTCAGGCCGGAAACTTTCGGGAAAATAAGAATTCGTCAACCAACAATTTTCGGGAAATCTCGGAAACGTCAACCAGATCTCCGATAACTCTGGATGGCTGGATAAGCTGTACTGAGCGAATGCCTGAAAAGAGCCAGAACGTGCTTATTTCGATGAATATCGATAGCGAGGCTGGGCCATTAATATATTCCGCACGCTATCTCGGAGGCACGTTCCGGCGCGGAGGTATAGCAGTTAGTCCGGGTAATGCTCTTAGGCAAGCAACCCACTGGATGTCGCTACCAGAACCGCCGCAGGAGGTGAATCAATGACCTGGCCTGAAGCATTCACAACGGTAGGAATTGCGATGGCGGTGGCGCTGGTGGAGTATTCGATTTGCCGCTGGGGATAAAAACGGTTTGCGGGAAAAGGATAGTTAAGTAGAATTGCAGCGGGTGCTTGAGGCTATCTGCCTCGGGCATGAACACCAACGGCAGATAGAGAAAAGCCCCAGTTAACATTACGCGTCCTGCAAGACGCTTAACATTAATCTGAGGCTCAATCCATGCTGAACACATGTAGGTTAGCCTCTTACGTGCCGAAAGGCAAGGAGAAGCAGGCTATGAAGCAGCAAAAGGCGATGTTAATCGCCCTGATCGTCATCTGTTTAACCGTCATAGTGACGGCACTGGTAACGAGGAAAGACCTCTGCGAGGTGCGAATCCGAACCGGTCAGACGGAGGTCGCTGTCTTCGTAGACTACGAATCTGAGAAGTAAGAGACCAGGCGGGGGAGTAATCTCCCGCCACCTCTGATGTGTCAGGCATCCTCAACGCACCCGCGCTTTACCATACTGAAAATGCTGTTTGAATGTTCATCTCTGAAAGAGGACTATGAATGAAAAAGGTATTGATTGCAGCACTTATTTCCGGTGTGTCTTTTGGCGCTTTTGCACAGCAGGGTGGTTTCCAGGGGCCAGAAGCAGAGCGTTCAACAGTAGCGCAGGCAAAAGAACTGAAGGATGATGCATGGGTTATCCTTGAAGGGAGCATCGTTAAAAAAGTGGGTGATGAACGTTATGAGTTTCGTGACAATAGCGGGACAATTGTCACGGATATTGATGACAGCGTATGGGCCGGGCAGAATGTTTCTCCGAAAGACAAAGTAAGAATTGAGGGTGAAATTGATAAAGACCTGAGCAGTGTTGAAGTTGATGTAAAGGCACTGAAATTATTAAAGTAACCGCCCCTGCTTGTTAAGCCCGTCTTACTGACGGGTTTTCTGTTTGTACATTCCGGCGTATTGCCTTACAATTCGCGCAGTCAGCCTGAACAACTGACACCTGCTGTCACCGGAGAATCCGATGACACAACACATAAAATCCCACAATTCTGAAGCCGACCCGGAAATTAAGCAGGGGAGGCGTTTTCGTGCGCCTCAGTATGGCTGGTTTCACTATCTGTTCTGTACGATCGATGAGGCAGATATGCTTCAAGAGGCGTATCTGCGTCGCGGTGTCCGTGTGGAGCGGAGTCTGAACGCTGATCGTCTGACCTGGACCGTTTCTGTATATCTTCCTGTTCGTGCACATCTGCCACGGACACATGCCTGCTACCGTCAGCGCGTCTGGAGGTAATGTGCGGGTATTACTTCGACCTGTTCTGGTTCCGGAACTCGGGCTGGTGGTCCTTAAGCCCGGTCGTGAATCATTGCCAGTTTTTCATCGCGGCAGGGTGCTGGTGGAGCCGGAACCGAAAAACATGCGGGCGCTGCCATCTGGAGCGGTTCCTGCTGTTCGCCAGCCGCTGGCGGAAGATAAATCACTGCTGCCATTTTTCAGCGATGAGCGGGTGATTCGTGCAGCTGGCGGCGCTGGTGCACTGTCTGACTGGTTATTACGTCACGTGAAATCCTGCCAGTGGCCACACGGCGATTATCATCACAGCGAAACCGTTATTCACAGTTACGGTGCTGGCGCAATGGTGTTGTGCTGGCACTGCGACAACCAGCTGCGCGACCAGACCTCCGAATCACTTGAGCAACTTACTCAACAAAATCTGACAGCCTGGATGATTGACGTCATACGCCATGTAATGAATGGCACGCAGGAGCGGGAATTATCGCTGGCTGAATTATCCTGGTGGGCAGTCTGCAATCAGGTGGTGGACGCATTACCTGAGGCAGTATCGCGTCGCTCTCTGGGATTACCGGCGGAAAAAATCCGCTCCGTATACCGTGAAAGCGACATCATACCGGGAGAACAGACCGCCACCAGCATACTGAAGCAGCGCACAAAAAATATTGCGCTACCGCCTCACACCCACCAGCAACAGAACCCACCACAGGAAAAGACGGTGGTCAGCATTGCCGTTGATCCGGAGTCTCCGGAATCCTTCATGAAACGACCTAAACGTCGCCGCTGGGTAAATGAGAAATACACACGCTGGGTAAAGACACAGCCGTGTGCGTGTTGTGGTAAGCCAGCGGACGATCCTCATCATCTGATTGGTCATGGTCAGGGCGGAATGGGAACAAAATCCCACGATATTTTCACGCTACCGCTGTGTCGGGAGCATCACAACGAGCTTCATGCGGATCCGCTGGCGTTCGAAGAAAAGCATGGTTCCCAGGTTGATTTAATTTTTCGTTTTCTTGATCACGCCTTTGCAACCGGCGTGCTCGGGTAAAAGAGGTTACTGATGCGTATAGAGTTTGTTTTGCCTTACCCGCCGACGGTGAACACCTACTGGCGACGTCGTGGCAGCACATATTTTGTATCAAAAGCCGGTGAGCGTTATCGCCGGGATGTGGCACTTATTGTTCGCCAGCAGCGGCTGAAATTAAACCTGTCCGGAAGGCTGGCGATAAAGATTATTGCAGAGCCACCGGATAAGCGCCGTCGTGACCTGGACAATATCCTGAAAGCACCACTGGATGCGCTGACGCATGCCGGACTTCTCATAGACGACGAGCAGTTTGATGAAATCAATATTGTGCGCGGCCAGCTCGTTTCTGGTGGGCGGCTGGGCGTGAAGATTTACAAAATTGAAAGTGAGTGAGCATAAATATGATATACCCGGAAATTACAGGCAAAAGCGGTGAGCATTTACGCCTGAAAACGCTGGAAAGTGTCTGGATCCAGGGGAAACTGCGTATGTGGGGGCGTTGGTCGTATATTGGCGACGGTAAGACGGGAAATATGTTCAACCAATTACTGACCTCTAAAAAGCTGACAAAAACGGCAATTAACGAGGCGCTCCGGAGGATGAAAAAAGCGGGTCTGGACAAACCTGAACTTGAGGCTTTTTTGCGGGATATGATCAACGGCAATCAAAAAAGCTGGCTGGCACATTGTACCGATTCAGAGGCGTTAATAATCGACAGGGTTATTGGTGAAGTACTGGCAGGTTATCCCGGGCTGCTCAATGTTCTGAGTCAGCGTTATGTGGGGCGGGGGATGACTAAGCGCAAAATGGCTGAACTGCTGAATGATGCACATCCGGAATGGAGTTTAAGAACCTGTGAAAGACGCATTGAGCATTGGCTAAAGGTGGCAGAATTTATTTTGTACAAACCAATGGTTATGGCTTTTGGTATAGATAAAAAAGTTATTGCTTTTTGACGTAAAAACTGCTTCAATTCCGGTACGCTTCGCAAAGCTGTACCGCGAGGCGAATAGCAGACATGGACATTTGAAAGAGCCCGCTTTTTGCGGGTTTTTTTATGACTGAAAAACGGCACGGGGCGTTAAATGCGCTGGTGGTTGCGAATACCGGTCTTTCTGCTTGCTGGCTTTTTGGACAAGAGTTATTGGTATGTCACGTTAACCAAAAGGGAAAAAAGACATGCTAAAACAGCAGGATATGACAGAAACCGCCAGAGTGGTGTTTAATGAATTAAGCGTTACCGAACCGGCGACAGTCGGGGAGATTGCGCAGAATACTTACCTTTCACGCGAACGCTGCCAGTTAATACTGACCCAGCTTGTTATGGCGGGTCTGGCAGACTATCAGTGCGGTTGTTACAGACGCCTTCAGTCCTGAAGGCTTTTTATTTGTGGTGAATGGGCGGCTGGTGGGGGGCGACGACCTGTCAGTCCTTTGCTTATGTGTTGATGATAATTTACCTTTTGGGGCTATAATTGAGCTAACCAAATTGCTAATGAAAGTAAATTATAATGGCTGTTGTCTGTTCAGTTATCATGGTTTGCTCCCCAATTAATATTTTTCTTGAAAAGGATACGTTGTCACTTAAGCCAGGCTCAGTCGTTCTGGCCACCAAATGCATCAGGGAGCTTTTCCTTATGCATTATGGCAAAGTTAAAATTGTCGATATAAGCGAATCCGTCGTAAGTCAATATCTGGAAAGTCAGCATAAGCTGACGAGGACTCGTCTGACTGACATTCCGCTTTACCTGTTGCTGGAACCCAACAATCCTGCGTTGGCTGCGGCTTTAATTACCAGCCAGGGATTTTCCGGAGAGGTCACGGATATGTTTCTTATGATGGCCTGCCTGTCTCTGTTTGAAACAGATGAACGGATGTCATTGTTTTTAAGTGGATGTTTATCCAGCATAAGTGCCAAAGTCAGGGCGATAATTCAGACAGATATATCAGCAAGCTGGACGCTTGGTGCGATTGCTCTACAGTTGCATATGAGTGAGAGTTTGTTAAAGACAAAACTGAAAAATGAAGGGGGCATGTTCAGTCGCTTGTTGCTGGAAGAGCGGATGCGTGTTGCTGTAAATATGTTATGTTCCCGGCATGGATATGGACAGGCTATAGCAGAAAAATGCGGTTATTCAAGCAGGTCCTACTTTATTTCTGTATTTCACCGCTATTATGGCTTCCCGCCAGACAGATATGTATCCAGGCAAGGGCTTGATTATTGATTTTCATCTGATTATTATTTTTTGGCTCGGTCCTTTAGCTCAGTGGTGAGAGCGAGCGACTCATAATCGCCAGGTCGCTGGTTCAAATCCAGCAAGGGCCACCATATTACATACCGCTATTAGCTCATCGGGACAGAGCGCCAGCCTTCGAAGCTGGCTGCGCGGGGTTCAAGTCCCCGATGGCGGTCCATTATCAGCATCATGCGTTGTTAGCTCAGTCGGACAGAGCAATTGCCTTCTAAGCAATCGGTCAGTGGTTAGACTCCACTACAACGCGCCACACTTATTTTCCAGGCTCGCTTCGGCGGGCCTTTTTTGTATCTGCGCCACGCCCGGCGCATATCAACCACAGAGCCTTTCGGGGGTGAGCTTACGGAGTGGTCAGTGTGACTTTCTCTGTGGGCAGATCGCTCCCGGGCGTTGGCTCACCCACCCAAAGGAACGTCACGATGTTTGTAAGCGTCAACGGAGCACCGTATTGACGCTTATTTATTGGTGAGTACTACGTTCCATGGCAGGAGTTCGTCAACACGGTTGGAGGGCCATTCCGGCAGTACGCTCAGAATATGGCGCAGATACGCTTCCGGATCGATACCGTTCAGACGGCAGGTGCCGCTCAGCCCGTACAGCAGTGCTCCACGCTCGCCGCCGTGATCGCTACCGAAGAACACGTAATTTTTCTTTCCGAGACAGACTGCACGAAGCGCTCTTTCCGCTGTGTTATTGTCCACCTCCGCCAGACCGTCATCACTGTAATAACAGAGGGCGTCCCACTGATTCAGTACATAGCTGAACGCTTCGCCCAGTCTGGATTTTTTCGACAGCGTGCCATTCTTCTCCACCATCCATTCATGCAGCGACGTCAGTAACGCTTTGCTTCGCTGCTGCCTGGCTGCAAGACGCTCTGATTCTGGTAATCCCCGTATTTCATCCTCGATGGCGTACAGTTCACTGATTCGCTTCAGGGCTTCTTCTGCCGTCGCACTTTTGCTGCTGATGTATACATCGTGGATTTTTCTCCGGGCATGAGCCCAGCACGCAACTTCTGTCAGCGCACTACCTTCACGTTCTGCACTGAACAGCCTGTCATAACCTGTGAACGCATCCGCCTGCAGGATACCCCGGAAGGGGCGGAGGTGTTGCTCCGGGTGTTTCCCCTGCCGGTTCGATGAGTACGCGAACCAGACCGCCGGAGGAGATGACGAACCCGCATTGCGATCATCCCGGACATACGTCCAGATGCGCCCTGTTTTCGTCTTTTTCAGGCCCGGTGCCAGTACCTTTACCGGTGTGTCGTCAGTGTGAAGCTTGCGGGTATTCATCACATAACGGTACAGGGCATCATTCACCGGTGTCATTAACTGGCAGCACGCGTCAACCCAGTTGGAGAGTAAGGCCCGGCTCAGTTCGACACCCTGGCGGGCAAAGATTTCACTCTGACGATACAGTGGCAGATGTTCGCAGTATTTTCCCGTTAACACGCGGGCAAGTAATCCGGGGCCCGCGATACCACGCTCTATCGGGCGGGACGGCGCCGGTGCTTCAACAATACAGTCACATTTTGTACAGGCTTTTTTACCCGTTCTGTGCGGATCACTTTCAGGGCACTGCTCACCAGTTCCAGCTGTTCAGCGCTGACTTCTCCCAGATAATCCAGCTCACCGCCACACTCCGGGCAACAGCTTTCTTCTGGCTCCAGGCGGTGTATTTCACGGGGAAGGTGTGCCGGTAACGGACGACGATGGCGCGACTGTCGCAACTGGCGGGGAACCTGAGGATCGTCTTCCCGCCCACTGTAACGATCGCTGTCCTGTTCACGTTGTTTCAGCAGAGCCTCAGCCAGTTCAACTTCACGACGCAGTTTTTCAGAACGGGTACCGAACTGAACCGCCCCGGGTTTCCTGGAGAGTGTTTTATCTGTGAACTCAGGCTGCCAGATCATCGTTTCCGATGGAAGCATAATAAGCTTTTTCTGCTTCTGCCGGAGGAGTATGGCCCAGCCTTCCCAGCAATCGTCGATTGTTATACCAGTCCACCCACGTTAGTGTGGCCAGTTCCACTTCTGCACGGTTTTTCCAGCTCTTACGGTGTATTACCTCCGCTTTGTAAAGACCATTGATGCTCTCAGCCATCGCGTTGTCATACGAGTCGCCTGTACTCCCTGTTGATGCCAGTAATCCGGCTTCTTTTAGTCGCTCCGTATAGGCCAGTGACACATACTGAGAGCCTTTATCGCTGTGATGGATGGTGCCAGACGGACGACGGGCCCACAACGCCTGCTCCAGCGCATCCAGCACGAATGTCGTTTCCATAGACGATGAGACCCGCCACCCCACGATGTATCCGGCAAACACATCAATGATAAACGCCACATAGACGAAGCCCTGCCATGTGCTGACGTAAGTAAAATCAGCCACCCACAGCTGGTCAGGTCGTTCTGCCACGAACTGACGGTTTACGCGGTCGCCTGCGGCAACGGCTTTCCGGCTGATGGTCGTACGGACCTTTTTACCCCGGAGAACACCGGCAAGTCCCATAACCGCCATGAGACGTGCCACTGTACATCTGGCCACCCTGATTCCTTCCCGTAACAACTGACGCCAGACTTTACGCACACCGTACACCTGATGATTTTCATCGTATACGCGCTGTATCTCTCTCTTCAGCCAGTCGTCGTGCTGCGCACGGGCACTGCGTTTATCCGGATGATGTCGCTGTTGCTGACAATGGTAATACGTTGACGGGGCAATATGCAGTTCGCTGCATACCGGTCCGACCCCGTACTGCTCACGCAGCTTATCCAGCAGTGGCATCATTTTTTCCAGAGGCGGTCGAACTCCGCCTTCGCAAAATAAGCGGAAGCCTGGCGAAGGATATCGTTACTGCGGCGCAGTTCACGATTTTCACGTTCCAGCTCTTTCAGACGCTGACGTTCAGCGCTGGTGAGCCCACCATCACCGCCCCCGGTATCCCGCTCATGCTGGCGAACCCAGACACGCAGAGTCTCCGGCGTACAGCCAATCTTTGGGGCAATGGAACAAATTGCCGCCCACTGTGAGTCATATTCATCCTGACTTTCCAGAACCATACGAATCGCCCGCTGACGGACTTCGGGGGAAAAACGAGTATTTTTAGTCATCCTGTTTACCTCTTTCTCAGGGAGTTTAGTCTCCAGGATTTCCGGGGCGGTTCAGAACAGCATCCGGCGCAGTTTTTCTATCTGAGCCCGCAGATGTTCTATTTCCCGTTCATCTTCTTCGATCTTTTCTTCGGCACGTGTCAGTGCAGAGCGCAGGAAGGCTTCCGTCTCTTCAACCAGACTCAGTTGCTGGTCTTTCTGACGGAGGGCTTCAGCCTGCTCAGAGAGCAACCTTTCCAGCTCTGCGATGCGAATGAGGTATTTCTGACTCATGACCGTTTTTATAATGCGGTCAGGAGTTTTTTACAACATTGTCAGTGAGTTACGGCTGGATGTTTTTGGCTGACGCCAGTCCAGCTTATCGAGGAGCATTGCCAGTTGCGAGCGGGTAATGGATACCTTGCCGTCACGTACCGCAGGCCAGATAAACTGGCCTTCCTCCAGGCGTTTGGTGAACAGGCACAGACCATCAGCATCAGCCCAAAGAATTTTGACGGTGTCACCCCGTCGGCCACGGAAGATAAACAGGTGACCGGAGAAGGGATTATCATTCAGCACATGTTGTACCTGTTCTCCCAGTCCGTTGAAGGATTTACGCATATCGGTAACGCCGGCAACGAGCCAGATACGGGTACCTGATGGGAGTGAGATCATCTTCCCCTCCCGGTCAGTTCACGGATCAACACCGTGAGCAGCTCTGGCGATGGATTTTCCAGCGTCATGTTACCGTGACGGAATTCCACCTTGCAGGAACTGGCACTGACTCTGGTCTGAGTGGAAGTGGATAAAGACGGCGCAATGGCCGCCACAGGTTCTTTCTGCTCATCCGGCGTTATTTCTACAGGTAATAATTCAACGCCAGTGTCAGAAGAGGTCGTTACCGGAAGACGCCGCGAAACACGCCCTTCGTTCTGCCAGAGCCTGAGCCATTTGAAAATAACATTATCATTGACGCCATTTTCACGTGCAATCTGTGCAACACAAGCTCCAGGTTGTGATGCCAGTTCCACCATACGAAGTTTGAATTCATTCGAATAGTTTTTACGAGGTTCTTTTCGCCAGTCCTGTAATTCCATACTTAGATGTCCGTCTATATCAGATGGGCGTCTAAGTTACCAATTCTCGTCTGATGGCTACATACGGCGGTCAGTTTACGCTTACCGATGTTTGGAATCTTCAAAAAGAAAACCCGCAGAGCGGCAGCGGAAATTAAAAAGTTTGAGAAACGCGATCTGGCACAGGCGGTGATTAACGCTGCATACCTGGTGGCCTATGCAGATGGTGAATGCGAGGCATCCGAGAAAGCGAAGATCGAACAGGTCTTACGTAATCAGCCTGCGTTGTCTGCGTTTACCTCGGAAATTAATGCGATTAGCGCAACTATTATCGGTCAGCTGGATACCAATTTTAAAATTGGTCGTCGTGCCGCGTTACGTGAGATCGAGGATGTGAAACACGATACGCGTGAAGCGGAAGATGTGCTGGATGTGGCGGTGGCCATTGCGGAGGCAGACGGCGAAATTGAGCCGGAAGAGCGCAAGGTGCTGGAAGAGATTGCCGGTGTTCTGGGTCTTCGTCTGGAGAATCACCTGTGACGGTAAAACTGCGCCTGACTGTGGCTGCACTCCTGCTGTTTCTGGTGGTGATGGTGGAATTTCACCAGCAGAATCATGTCGGTGCGTGGCGGATGGGGTGCTGGTCTGCGGCATTATGGTATTGCTGTGGCCGGTGAATAAAAAGAAACAGCCTGCATAATGCTTGATTTTTTTGTTTGCTGTTTATTAAAAACACTTCTGCATGGTGAATCCCCCTGTGCGGAGGGGCGATCAGCAACCAGGTATATGGGATAATCGCGGATTCAGGTGCTGATACTGAATTCACCGGGAGGCACCCGGCACCATGCTTTGCCACAAAAGTGTTGTTTCTGTTTTTCTCAAACTATCATCGTTATCCCTTTATTTCCGGCTGCGCATGGCGTGGCCTTTTTTTTACGACCAGCCACTGGCAGATGGCCATCCTGTAATTTGATTCCGGTTCCGGCTTTTTAACTCTGTTCCTGTACACGGGAGAAATTCGATGTCGATTAAACATTATGATGTTGTCAGGGCGGCGTCGCCGTCAGACCTTGCGGAAAAGCTGACACACAAACTGAAAGAGGGCTGGCAGCCGTTTGGTAGTCCGGTGGCCATAACCCCTTATACTCTGATGCAGGCCATTGCGGCGGAAGGTGATGTCACCACACCTGTGTTGGTGAAGCCGTCGGATGGAGAAGGCACAGTAATCAGCGCCACCAGAGACCCGGAGTATTACTTTGTTGTGGTTCTGGCGGGGCAGTCAAACAGCATGGCATATGGTGAAGGCCTTCCGCTGCCGGAGACATATGACCGTCCGGACCCGCGCATTAAGCAGCTGGCGCGTCGCAGTACGGTGACACCGGGCGGTGTCGCCTGTAAATATAACGACATCATTCCGGCGGACCATTGTCTGCATGATGTGCAGGACATGAGCCGCCTTAACCATCCGAAAGCGGACCTGTCAAAGGGGCAGTACGGAACCGTGGGGCAGGGGCTGCATATCGCCAAAAAATTGCTGCCGTTTATACCGGCGAATGCGGGCATTCTGCTGGTTCCGTGCTGTCGTGGTGGTTCAGCGTTCACCACCGGAGCCGATGGCACATACAGTGACGCGAGTGGTGCCTCGGAGAATTCAACCCGCTGGGGTGTGGACAAGCCGCTGTATAAGGACCTTATCGGTCGAACAAAAGCAGCACTGAAGAAGAATCCGAAAAATGTGCTGTTTGCCGTGGTGTGGATGCAGGGGGAATTTGATTTTGGCGGTACGCCGGCAAATCACGCAGCACAGTTTGGTGCGCTGGTTGATAAATTCCGTGCAGACCTGGCGGATATGGCAGGTCAGTGCGTCGGTGGCTCTGCTGGCGGTGTTCCCTGGATATGTGGAGATACGACGTATTTCTGGAAGCAGAAGAACGAATCCACGTACCAGACGGTGTACGGCAGCTATAAAAACAAAACGGAAAAGAATATCCATTTCGTACCGTTCATGACGGATGAGAACGGGGTGAATGTGCCGACGAACAAACCGGAAGAAGACCCGGACATTCCGGGTATCGGATATTACGGTTCGAAATGGCGTGACAGCTCAGCCACCTGGACGTCACAGGACAGGGCGAGCCATTTCAGCGCCTGGGCACGCCGCGGGATTATTTCCGACCGTCTGGCAACGGCGATTTTGCGCCATGCGGGAAGAGTGGCGCTAAACGCGGGGGCATCATCGACAGTATCAGAGGTGCGCCCGTCATCGCCTTCCGGTGCAGAAGCCACAGGCGTCACAACACTGCTCTCTTACCTTGCCAGCGAGTCAGAGGGAAGCCTGAAAGTACAGGGATGGTCAGCCAGTGGCGGCAGGGCAGAAGTGGTCAGCGATGCGGAGGGAACCGGAGGTAAGGCAGTGAAGCTGACCAAGGAAGCCGGTAAAAGCAGCTGGGTGCTGGAGTACGCCGCGGGCAACGGTGCGGCTCTGTTACAGAAAGGGGGGCAGATTCGCTGCCGCTTTAAGGTTTCGGGAGTGCTGGCTGCGAACCAGTATGTTATGGCGTTTTACTGGCCGGTATCTTCACTGCCACAGGGCGTTGCCCTGACCGGAGACGGGGGGAATAACCTGCTGGCAGCGTTCTACATCCAGACAGATGCAAAAGACCTGAATGTGATGTACCACAATGCGAAAGTGGCGACAAACAACCTGAAACTGGGAACCTTTGGCGCATTTGATAACGAATGGCATACGCTGGCCTTCCGCTTTGCCGGGAATAACAGCCTTCAGGTGACGCCGGTTATTGATGGTCAGGATGGCACACCGTTCACGCTGACGCAGTCACCGGTCAGTGCATTTGCGGCGGATAAACTGCATGTGACAGACATTACCAGGAATGCGACTTACCCGGTACTGATAGACAGCATTGCGGTGGAAGTGAACAGCACAGACACTGCGGCATGATAAAAAAAACCGCCAGCGACAGGAATGGACGCTGGCGGTGGTAATACCTATGGAGAAAAAATAAAGGAACGATACTTTCGTGCTCTGGTTTTTTAAATGAAAACAGTTCTTATTGTCAACAATAACGGAAAGAAATTATGACATTTCTGAACCAGTTAATGCTGTACTTCTGTACGGTGGTCTGTGTGCTGTATCTCCTTTCGGGTGGGTACAGGGCCATGCGTGACTTCTGGCGCAGACAGATTGACAAAAGGGCCGCTGAGAAAATCAGCGCCAGTCAGTCAGCCGGAAGCAAACCCGAAGAGCCGCTCATTTAGCGGCAACTTTCTTAATCACATCTTTCGACGAGAAAATCCCATGTCAGAAATTACATCCCTGGTCACTGCTGAAGCAGTGAAGGAAGTCCTGCGCTCTGAAGAAGTCCGGAGCGCACTGAAACAAAAACTTCGCCATAACCTGGAAGCGCGTCTTGATGCAGAGGTTGATGCCATTCTGGATGAGCTGCTTGGTGTACAGGCAGAGCCACCGACTGAAGCGGGAGATACCACCGCAGAGAGCGGTGAAGTTCAGCCTGAATCACCGGTCGCCGATGCGACTGAACCTCAACCCGAATCGGTCATGATGCTGTAACGGGGAGTCAGGGCCATCAGTAAACAGCTGCTGGCCTTTTTCATGTTGTGAGCTTCCGGATAACGGGAGACGGGGTATGTACCAGATGGAAAAAATCACAACAGGTGTGTCATACACCACGTCAGCGGTGGGGACGGGATACTGGTTACTGCAGCTGCTGGACAAAGTCTCTCCGTCCCAGTGGGTGGCGATAGGTGTGCTGGGGAGTCTGCTGTTTGGCCTGCTGACGTATCTGACTAACCTGTATTTCAAAATTAAAGAGGACCGTCGCAAGGCTGCCCGGGGAGATTAGGTGATGAACCATGAAGAAATGAATCAGCGCTTCAGTCGTCTGGAAAATGAAATTGCTGAACTGAATAAAAAACTGTCGACGCTGATGCCTTCTGAAGATGAAAAAAAACGCCGCGATGAGCAGAAATCTCTCAGAGTGTTTCAGTATTCATAATGATAATTTCAGTGAGCTGGAATGGGAGTGTAACCGGCCATCCTTTGTTGTATCCGGTGATGCTGGGAAAATAACCATCTCAGAAAATGGAAAAGTAACACCGCCATCGCACCAGCATAGTGAGGTGCTCATTGAATTTGCCATTGATTACCTGAAGAACAATAAAAAGCAGGGGCTGATGAAGTGCATTGGTCGTTGCATGGGATATCTGCAGATAGCTGCTGAGATTGAAGCGCTGGCCAGTGGTGCGGACAAGGATGCAGTTGTGCGGGAGGCTCTTCTTCGTGAGTTTGACAACCCGCCCTTTAAAAAAGTGCCGGCTTACTGGTTTCATCCAGGACTGACTTATCTTAAAGGACGTATATAAGCTGGCTCGTTATCTGTTGCCGATAAATCCTGATAAATATCCATGAACACCAAAATCAAATACGGCCTGTCGGCTGCCGTTCTGGCGCTGATTGCCGCTGGTGCGCCTGCGCCTGACATTCTCGACCAGTTTCTGGATGAAAAGGAAGGTAACCACACCACGGCATACCGTGATGGTGCGGGTATCTGGACCATCTGCCGAGGTGCCATCATGGTGGATGGTAAGCCTGTGATTCCTGGCATGAAGCTGTCGAAGGAAAAATGCGACCAGGTTAACGCCATTGAACGTGATAAGGCGCTGGCATGGGTGGAGAAAAACATCAGAGTGCCACTGACCGAACCCCAGAAAGCGGGGATTGCGTCATTCTGTCCGTACAACATTGGCCCCGGTAAGTGTTTCCCGTCGACGTTTTACAGACGGATTAATGCAGGTGACCGCAGGGGAGCCTGCGAAGCGATTCGCTGGTGGATTAAGGACGGCGGCAGAGACTGCCGTATTCGCTCAAACAACTGCTACGGTCAGGTCTCACGGCGTGACCAGGAGAGCGCGCTGGCGTGCTGGGGAATTGACAGATAAGCAGAATATTTTGCTGAAAATGCGGTTTGCTCACACGGGCGGATAACACGAAATCCTGCGAACTGGCAAAAACTAAGTGAATAAAAGTAAAACCCCGTTTGTTGGCCGCAAGTGGGGTTTTGTGTTTCCTGACTCCGGAAAAGTCAAAGGAGAAAGTGTGTTTGATTTTAGCAAACTGATTCGGGAGATTCGAATGATGGCTGAAAAATTATCCACCTGGAAGTTCATCCTTATCTGGCTGGTGTTTGTGATTATGGCTTCCGGTTATTTCATTGGTCAGATACGCTGGTGGTGAAATGAACCGCGTACTGTGCGTGGTCATCATTGCCCTGCTGGTGGCCTGTGGTGCGCTTAGTCTGGGGCTGAATCATTACCGTGATAACGCCATAACCTACAAAGAGCAGCGCGATAAAAAAGTCAGTGAGCTGGAGCTGGCAAATGCAACCATTACTGATATGCAGCAGCGCCAGCGTGATGTTGCTGCACTTGATGCCAGATACTCGAGGGAATTAGCCGATGCGAGAGCTGAAAATGAAACTCTGCGCGCTGATGTTGCCGCTGGTCGTAAGCGCCTGCGGATCAACGCCAACTGTCCAGGCTCCTTGCGTAAAGCCCCCATCACCTCCGGCGTGGATAATGCAACCGGTCCCCGACTGGCAGAAGCCGCTGAACGGGATTATTTCATCCTCAGAGAACGGCTGATGGCAATGCAGAAGCAACTGGAAGGAGCACAGGAATATATCCGTACCCAGTGTATACCGTGATGTTTTGTTACGAAGGTGTTACTGGTAACGTTAAGGTAATTTAACAAAGAGTCAGTTCCGGACTTTATAGTGTGCTCAGTTCATGGCCAAAAACGATTTCTGTGATAAATATTTTGAATATTATTTACAGGTAAATGGAGTGGGGCGCATGGATAGAAATATTACAATAGAGTATGAAGTATATGCCCGTATTGTATGGGCAGAGAAGGCAAAAACATGGTAATTCCGTGTGTTGCCATGATACCTGATTGGCAGAATTGTTGTTTGGTTTTGAGTATATAGTCAGCGTCTTTTGTTCGGTAATTGCTCTTTCAATTAAAATGCCAGATATGATTTGCTTTTCTTTGTTGTTTAGTTTTTTTGTATATTATTTTTATTGTTTTTATATAATTAGTTTTTATTGTTGTCTTATTAAGGACGGTTAATTCAGGATGGCAGTCTGTAGATAAACGGAGGTTACTTATGCTACATGATCACCTGGCAGAATGTCTAGGAGAAAAAAGGACTGTACCGGAGAGCAGCTGAACGATGGGCAAAAGTGATGGTACAGCTAAGTGATGACCAGAAAAGAAAAGTGGCGGCACAGAAACGAGCAGAGTGTTTGCGTAAGGCGCGCCGGACTCCGGTTTCACCGGTGAACCTGACCGAAATAAAACAAGCGGTCAACAGACTACATTCTGAGTTGGGAATGGGATTTGAAGAGCGGCGGGTATTCCGACGATATAAAGGGACAGGAGAACAGAATACGTCCGGAAACGCGCGGTCAAAAAAATGCTAAAAAATATCTGAGAGAGTTATTGCCTGTTACCATAAGAAAAAGCGACTTTAGTGGTCGCTTTTTGTGTCATATATAAGTCGTTTAAGTAAACCTGTCTGAACAGGTGCTCTGGTCGTGTTTGTCTTTGTTGGGTACAAATTGAGAATATTTTTCATTAATTAATCTTCTTCTGCAGGCTTCAATAACCCACGCTGAAAAATTTCCTGAACCTTTCAGATCAAGAGCGATGTTAATTTGTTCAATCATCTGGTTTGGAAATCGGATGTTGCGGGTTGTTGTTCTGCGGGTTCTGTTCTTTGATGACATAATGTTGCCCCATATTCAGTGTTGCTGATTTGTATTATCTGAAGTTGCTTTTACGTTAATTTGATGCAGATCAATTAATACGATACCTGCGTCATAATTGATTATTTGACGTGGTTTGATGGCGTAGATGCACGTTGTGACATGTAGATGATAATTATTATCATTTTACGGGTCCTTTCCGGCGATCCGACAGGTTACGGGGCGGCGACCTCGCGGGTTTTCGCTATTTATGAGATTTTTTGAGGGGGAGTTGTTGTTTAATTGTTTGGCATATCTAATTGATAAGTAAGGTGAAAATAAAATAAATACAACAACCTTACGATGTGTTTTGATGTCGTCAATGCGAAAAATGTCAATGATATCAAATGGTTTTGTAAAAACACATGGTTGTTGTATCGCTTTTTATCGATGGCTTATGGAGAGGAGATGGCCTTTTTATTGAATAAAAGTGATATGGCCTCCTCCATCGGTATATCTGTTCAGGCATTTGATAAATGGGGCGTTCCTCCTGTTGAGCGTCGGGGGAGGGAAGTTTTTTATGACGTTAAAACTGTACTGGAGATAGATCGCGAGCGGCGACAACACAATCAGAGAATACCTGATGACGAGGGCGATCTGGAGGAAAGGCTGCTTCGGGCCAGAGCTGAACTGACAGAAGAACAGGCCGTAGCTCAAAAACTTAAAAATCAGGTAACCGAAGGTAAGCTTATTGACGCCGGATTCTGTATTTTTGCCCTCAGTAAGCTGGCAATGGCGTTATCCAGTACGCTTGATTCCATCCCTTTATCCATGCAGCGACAGTTTCCTGATTTAACACCGCGCCATCTTGACCATCTGAAAACCCTTATTGCTAAGGGGGCAAATCAGTGTGCGCGGGCAGGGGATAAATTACCGGATTTACTTGATGAATATATCAGAGCAACAACTGAATAATATGATGAGCGCTGTCACAACTGCATTACAGCCCCTGATAAGGGCATTGCCGGTGACGCCAGTTGAATGGGCTGATCAAAATTATTATCTGCCTAAAGAATCTTCATATGGTGAGGGCGAATGGAAAACGCTGCCATTCCAGATCGCCATCATGAACAGCATGGGGAATGATCAGATCCGCACTGTTAATCTGATTAAATCTGCCCGTGTTGGCTATACAAAGATGTTGCTGGGGGTGGTCGGGTATTTTATTGAGCATAAATCCCGAAACAGTCTGCTTTTTCAGCCCACGGATTCTGCCGCTGAAGATTTTATGAAGTCTCACGTGGAGGCGACGATTCGGAACGTGCCATGCCTGAAAGACCTTTCCCCATGGCTGGGTCGTAAACATCGTGACAATACTCTCACGCTGAAACGCTTTTCATCGGGCGTCGGTTTCTGGTGCCTGGGCGGCGCTGCCGCCAAAAACTACCGTGAAAAATCCGTGGACGTGGTCTGCTATGACGAACTTTCCTCGTTCGAGCCGGATGTCGAAAAAGAGGGCTCGCCAACCCTGCTGGGGGATAAGCGTATTGAGGGGTCGGTGTGGCCAAAATCCATTCGCGGCTCGACGCCTAAAATCAAAGGCACCTGCCAGATCGAAAAAGCCGCTAACGAGTCGGCGCATTTTATGCGTTTTTATGTGCCCTGCCCGCACTGTGGGGAGGAGCAGTATCTGAAATTTGGCGATGAGTCCACGCCTTTTGGGCTTAAATGGGAGAAGGACAGCCCTGAAAGTGTTTTCTACCTCTGTGAACATCATGGCTGCGTGATCCATCAGTCTGAACTGGACCAGAGCAACGGGCGGTGGATCTGTGAAAACACAGGCATGTGGACCCGTGACGGTCTGACGTTTTTCAGCGCCCGGGGTGATGAAATTCCGCCGCCGCGCTCCATCACGTTCCATATCTGGACGGCGTACAGTCCGTTCACCACCTGGGTACAGATTGTCTATGACTGGCTGGATGCACTGAAAGATCCCAACGGCCTGAAAACCTTTGTGAACACCACGCTGGGCGAGACCTGGGAAGAGGCCGTGGGCGAAAAACTCGATCACCAGGTACTGATGGATAAGGTGGTGCGTTACACGGCGGCGGTGCCTGCCCGGGTGGTTTATCTGACGGCGGGCATTGACTCGCAGCGAAACCGTTTTGAGATGTATGTCTGGGGATGGGCTCCGGGAGAGGAAGCCTTCCTGGTGGATAAAATCATCATTATGGGGCGTCCTGATGAGGAAGAGACGCTGTTACGTGTGGATGCGGCGATCAACAAAAAATACCGCCATGCGGATGGCACCGAAATGACTATTTCCCGTGTCTGCTGGGACACCGGGGGGATCGATGGTGAAATTGTTTATCAGAGATCAAAAAAACACGGTGTTTTCCGGGTGCTGCCGGTAAAAGGCGCATCTGTCTATGGCAAGCCGGTGATCACCATGCCAAAAACCCGCAATCAGCGGGGCGTGTATCTGTGTGAAGTGGGAACGGACACCGCAAAAGAAATTCTCTATGCCCGTATGAAAGCCGATCCCACGCCTGCGGATGAAGCCACGTCGTATGCCATCCGTTTTCCTGATGATCCGGAGATTTTTTCGCAGACAGAGGCGCAGCAACTGGTCGCGGAAGAGCTTGTGGAGAAGTGGGAAAAAGGAAAGATGCGTCTGCTGTGGGATAACAAAAAGCGGCGTAACGAAGCGCTGGACTGCCTGGTGTATGCCTACGCGGCATTACGTGTGTCCGTGCAACGCTGGCAGCTTGATCTGGCTGTACTGGCAAAATCCCGGGAAGAAGAGACGACCCGGCCAACCCTTAAAGAACTGGCAGCGAAGCTGTCCGGAGGAGTGAATGGTTACAGTCGCTGAACTGCAGGCGCTGCGTCAGGCGCGCCTTGATTTATTAACCGGTAAACGGGTGGTGTCTGTCCAGAAAGATGGTCGCAGAATTGAATATACGGCGGCTTCTCTGGATGAGCTTAACCGGGCGATCAATGATGCGGAGTCGGTACTGGGGACAACCCGGCGTCGCCGTCGTCCGCTGGGAGTGAGGTTATGAAACGAACGCCTGTCCTGATTGATGTGAACGGCGTTCCGCTTCGTGAGAGTCTCAGCTACAACGGGGGCGGTGCAGGATTTGGCGGGCAAATGGCGGAGTGGTTGCCACCGGCGCAGAGTGCCGATGCGGCCCTGCTACCCGCGTTGCGTCTGGGGAATGCCCGGGCAGATGATCTGGTGCGCAATAACGGAATAGCGGCTAATGCGGTGGCTCTGCATAAGGATCACATTGTCGGGCATATGTTTCTGATCAGCTACCGTCCGAACTGGCGCTGGCTGGGGATGCGGGAGACCGCAGCAAAAAGCTTTGTCGATGAGGTGGAGGCGGCCTGGTCGGAATACGCCGAAGGGATGTCTGGCGAGATCGACGTGGAAGGAAAACGCACGTTCACGGAATTTATCCGTGAAGGTGTGGGCGTTCATGCGTTTAACGGCGAAATCTTTGTGCAGCCGGTCTGGGATACGGAAACCACGCAGTTATTCCGTACGCGTTTTAAAGCCGTGAGTCCGAAACGGGTGGACACGCCTGGACACGGTATGGGGAACCGTTTTCTGCGGGCCGGTGTGGAGGTCGATCGATATGGCCGTGCCGTCGCGTACCATATTTGTGAGGATGATTTTCCGTTCTCTGGTAGTGGACGATGGGAACGGATCCCGCGTGAACTTCCCACCGGGCGTCCGGCTATGCTGCATATTTTCGAGCCGGTGGAGGACGGGCAGACCCGTGGGGCTAATCAGTTTTACAGCGTCATGGAACGGCTGAAGATGCTCGATTCCCTGCAGGCAACACAGCTTCAGTCGGCCATAGTGAAGGCGATGTATGCAGCGACGATTGAAAGTGAACTTGATACCGAAAAGGCCTTTGAATATATCGCCGGCGCGCCACAGGAGCAGAAGGATAATCCGCTTATTAATATTCTGGAGAAGTTCTCCAGCTGGTATGACACGAATCACGTGACGCTGGGCGGTGTCAAAATTCCGCACCTTTTCCCTGGTGATGATCTGAAACTGCAGACAGCGCAGGATTCAGACAATGGATTTTCGGCGCTTGAACAGGCGCTGCTGCGGTATATCGCCGCCGGTCTTGGCGTTTCCTACGAACAGTTGTCCCGTGATTACTCGAAGGTCAGTTACTCAAGTGCCCGCGCCTCCGCCAATGAGTCGTGGCGCTATTTTATGGGGCGGCGAAAATTTATTGCGGCCCGACTGGCCACGCAGATGTTTTCCTGCTGGCTGGAAGAGGCACTTCTTCGGGGGATTATTCGTCCGCCACGGGCACGTTTTGATTTTTATCAGGCGCGATCAGCCTGGTCACGGGCAGAGTGGATTGGTGCCGGAAGAATGGCCATTGACGGGCTCAAGGAAGTCCAGGAATCAGTGATGCGCATTGAGGCCGGACTGAGCACGTATGAGAAAGAGCTGGCGCTGATGGGCGAGGATTATCAGGACATTTTCCGCCAGCAGGTCAGGGAATCTGCAGAGCGGGAAAAAGCCGGACTCTCACGCCCGGTGTGGATAGCGCAGGCGTATCAGCAGCAGATAGCGGAGAGTCGCAGGCCGGAAGAGGAGACAACACCACGTGAGACGTAATCTTTCACACATTATTGCCGCAGCATTCAATGAACCGCTGCTTCTGGAGCCCGCCTATGCGCGGGTTTTCTTTTGCGCGCTCGGGCGCGAGATGGGGGCAGCAAGTCTTTCGGTACCACAACAACAGGTACAGCTTGATGCTCCCGGAATGCTGGCTGAAACGGACGAGTACATGGCCGGAGGTAAACGACCGGCCCGTGTTTACCGGGTGGTGAACGGTATTGCTGTACTGCCGGTGACCGGCACGCTGGTGCACCGGCTGGGCGGTATGCGGCCATTTTCCGGAATGACAGGCTATGACGGCATTGTCGCCTGTCTTCAGCAGGCAATGGCAGATAGCCAGGTGCGGGGCGTACTGCTGGACATTGACAGTCCGGGCGGGCAGGCCGCCGGCGCGTTTGACTGCGCTGACATGATTTACCGCCTCCGTCAGCAGAAGCCGGTCTGGGCACTGTGCAATGACACGGCCTGTTCTGCAGCCATGCTGCTGGCGTCGGCCTGCTCCCGACGGCTGGTTACCCAGACATCCCGTATCGGCTCCATTGGCGTGATGATGAGCCATGTCAGCTATGCCGGTCATCTGGCGCAGGCCGGGGTGGATATCACGCTGATTTATGCCGGGGCGCACAAGGTGGATGGCAATCAGTTTGAAGCCTTACCGGCAGAGGTGCGTCAGGACATGCAGCAGCGGGTTGATGCGGCGCACCGGATGTTTGCCGAAAAAGTGGCGATGTATACGGGGCTGTCTGTGGAAGCTGTCACGGGGACAGAGGCTGCCGTTTTTGAAGGTCAGTCCGCTATTAAGGCCGGACTGGCGGATGAATTAATCAATGCGTCGGATGCCATCAGCGTGATGGCTGCGGCGCTGAACACTCATGATACAGGAGGCACTATGCCGCAATTAACTGCAACGGAAGCTGCCGCGCAGGAGAACCAGCGAGTGATGGGGATCCTGACGTGTCAGGAAGCGAAAGGACGTGAACAGCTTGCCACGATGCTGGCAGGACAACAGGGCATGAGCATTGAACAGGCCCGGGCTATTCTGGCCGCGGCGGCACCGCAGCAGCCGGTGGCATCCGCGCAGAGTGAAGCCGATCGCATTATGGCGTGTGAAGAAGCGAAAGGTCGTGAACAACTGGCGGCAACGCTGGCGGCGATGCCGGAGATGACGGAGGAAAAAGCCCGCCCGATCCTGGCTGCCTCACCGCAGGCGAATGCCGGGCCCTCACTTCGTGATCAGATCATGGCCCTGGATGAGGCAAAAGGGGCAGAAGCGCAGGCTGAAAAACTGGCGGCCTGCCCGGGAATGACCGTGGAGAACGCCCGGGCTGTGCTGGCTGCGGGATCAGGTAAGGCCGAACCGGTCTCTGCATCCACAACCGCCCTGTTTGAACATTTCATGGCGAATCATTCACCGGCAGCGGTGCGGGGTGGCGTGTCACAGACGTCAGCAGACGGTGATGCGGACGTGAAAATGCTCATGGCCATGCCATGAAGTCAGTGCTGACCATCAATATGAGGTTTTAACAAAATGGTGACGAAAACCATCACTGAACAGCGTGCGGAAGTACGTATTTTTGCTGGTAATGATCCGGCTCATACCGCCACAGGCAGCAGCGGGATTTCTTCTGCAACACCGGCTCTGACGCCCCTGATGCTGGATGAAGCCACCGGGAAACTGGTGGTCTGGGATGGACAGAAAGCCGGTAGTGCGGTTGGCATACTGGTACTGCCGCTTGAAGGCACAGAGACGGTGCTGACCTATTACAAGTCGGGGACCTTTGCGACGGAGGCAATCCGCTGGCCTGACAGTGTGGATGAACACAAAAAGGCAAATGCCTTTGCCGGCACAGCCCTGAGTCACGCGGCTCTGCCGTAACACGTTATCAGGCCACCATGGTGGCCTGACTGATTTCTGAATGAAAGGAACTGATTTATGGGATTGTTTACGACCCGCCAGTTACTCGGTTATACCGAACAAAAAGTGAAATTTCGTGCGCTGTTTCTGGAGCTGTTTTTCCGCCGTACGGTGAATTTCCACACCGAAGAGGTGATGCTGGACAAAATTACCGGAAAAACGCCGGTGGCGGCCTATGTCTCCCCGATCGTTGAAGGAAAAGTGCTGCGCCATCGTGGTGGTGAAACCCGCGTGTTGCGTCCGGGCTACGTCAAGCCGAAACACGAATTTAATTACCAGCAGGCGGTTGAGCGCCTTCCTGGTGAAGATCCGGCTCAGCTGAACGACCCGGCCTACCGTCGTCTGCGTATCATTACCGATAACCTCAAACAGGAAGAGCACGCCATTGTCCAGGTGGAAGAAATGCAGGCGGTGAATGCCGTGCTGTATGGCAAATACACCATGGAAGGGGATCAGTTTGATACTGTCGAGGTGGATTTCGGGCGCTCTGAAGGAAATAACATTGAGCAGGCTGACGGTAAAAAATGGTCTGAGCAGGACCGTGATACGTTTGATCCGACGCATGATATTGACCTCTACTGCGATCAGGCCAGCGGCCTTGTGAATATCGCCATTATGGACGGTACGGTCTGGCGTCTGCTGAATGGCTTTAAGCTGTTCCGCGAAAAACTGGATACCCGTCGCGGCTCAAATTCACAACTCGAAACGGCAGTGAAAGATCTGGGCGCAGTGGTGTCCTTCAAGGGGTATTACGGCGATCTGGCCATTGTGGTGGCGAAAACGTCTTATGTGGCAGAGGACGGTACCGAAAAACGTTATCTGCCGGAGGGCATGCTGGTGCTGGGGAATACGGCGGCAGAGGGGATTCGTTGCTATGGTGCCATTAAGGATGCACAGGCGTTGTCTGAAGGAGTGGTGGCTTCTTCCCGTTACCCGAAACACTGGCTGACCGTGGGCGATCCGTCCTGTGAATTCACCATGACGCAGTCCGCTCCGCTGATGGTGCTGCCGGATCCGGATGAGTTTGTGGTGGTACAGGTGAAATAATCCGTGAGCGGGGGCGAAATGCCCCCGTGTCTTTTTTCACAGGAGGCTGAGATGGCAACAAAAGAAGAAAATCTGAATCGTCTTCGTCAACTGGCTGGCCTGCTGGGGCGCGAGGCGGATATGTCGGGGAGTGCTGCGGATATTGCTCAACGTGTGTCTGAGTGGGAAGAGGAGCTTGCTGTTTCCCCGGAGGGCATTATGCACTCTGATGAGAGCGGGGCTGATCAAAATCACACAGACGATGGTGAGCAGTTGAACAACACGGATGCTCCGGATGATGTTAAAGCCGTCCGGGTACGGAAGTGCCTGCAAGTAATGGGGTATTGCCCGGAGACAGGTCGTCCCGTTGAGCTGGCGTTACGGGGTATGCGTGTTCTGGTGCCATCATCACTGGCAACGGCCATGATACAGCACGGAACGGCTGAATATGCGTGATTTTCAGAATGCCTTTGATGCTGCCCTCGCCGGGGTAGACAGTACGATCGTTGAAGTGATGGGGCTCTGTGCGCAGTTCACCTCGGGGGCACAGTGTGGCAGCGAAGTTCAGGGGGTTTTTGACGATCCGGAGTCGCTGGGGTTTGCCGGTGGCGGGGTCCGTATTGAAGGAAGCAGCCCGTCATTATTTGTGCGGACGGATACGGTTCGTGCCGTGCGGCGTGGTGACACGCTGACCATTAATGGTGAGATATTCTGGGTGGATCGTGTTTCTCCGGATGACGGGGGCAGCTGTTATCTCTGGCTCAACCGTGGTCAACCACCCGCAGTTAACCGGCGACGATAAACGCAGGGTGAAATTATGGCGATAAAAGGGCTTGATCAGGCGATTGACAATCTGAGCCGGGTTCGTAAAAACGCCATTCCGGCGGCTTCAGCAATGGCCATTAACCGCGTGGCCACAACGGCGATTAATCAGTCTTCATCACAGGTTGCCCGGGAGACAAAGGTTCGCCGGAAACTGGTTAAGGAACGGTCCAGACTGAAACGGGCGACGGTCAGAAATCCGAATGCCAGAATTATCGTTAACCGCGGTGATCTCCCTGTGATTAAGCTGGGGATCAGGATGCTGGGGCGTCGCCCGAACAGCATACTTAAAGCCGGTCAGCATCGGTATCAGCGGGCATTTATTCAGCGATTAAAAAATGGTCGCTGGCATGTCATGCAGCGTGTGGCCGGGAAAAACCGTTACCCCATTGATGTGGTGAAAATCCCGATGGCGGCCCCACTGAAACAGGCATTTGATGAGAATGTTGACCGTATCCGGCGTGAACGCCTGCCTAAAGAACTGGCATACGCGCTGAAACAACAACTGAGGATTGCAATAAAACGATGAAACACACTGACATTCGTGCCGCAGTGCTGGATGCACTCGAGCAGCATGAACACGGGGCGACGCTGTTTGATGGTCGCCCCGTTGTTTTTGACGAAGAGGATTTTCCTGCGATCGCGGTTTATCTGACGGATGCAGAGTATACCGGTGAAGAGCTGGATGCAGATACCTGGCGGGCCACGCTGCATATTGAGGTGTTTTTACCGGCACAGGTACCGGATTCAGAGCTTGATCAGTGGATGGAAAGCCGGATTTACCCGGCGATGACCGCGATCCCGGCACTGGCAGGACTGATTACCACGATGGTTACGCAGGGCTATGAGTATCGTCGTGATGACGATATGGCGTTATGGAGTTCTGCAGATCTGACTTATTCCATTACATACGAGATGTGAGGACGATATGGCAACACCAAATCCCCTTGAGCCGGTAAAAGGTGCCGGTACCACTCTGTGGGTTTACAACGGCAAGGGTGATGCTTATGCAAACCCGTTGTCAGACGATGACTGGCAGCGACTGGCTAAGGTGAAGGATCTGACGCCGGGCGAGATGACGGCAGAACCCTACGATGATAACTACCTGGATGATGAAGACGCGGACTGGACCGCGACCGGGCAGGGGCAGAAGTCTGCAGGAGATACCAGTTTACGCTGGCCTGGAAACCGGGAGAAGAAGGTCAGAAAGGGCTTATAGGCTGGTTTGAAAGCGGGGATGTGCGGGCCTATAAAATCCGTTTCCCAAATGGCACGGTGGATGTGTTCCGTGGCTGGGTCAGCAGTATCGGTAAGGCCGTGACGGCGAAAGAAGTGATCACCCGCACGGTGAAAGTGACCAACGTGGGCAAACCTTCTGTAGCGGAAGAACGCAGCAAAATTACGCCGGTCACTGCGATTAAGGTGACGCCGACATCCGGTACGGTGGCAAAAGGGAAACAACCACCCTGACGGTTTCTTTTGAGCCGGAAAGTGCAACCGACAAGACGTTCAGAGCGGTTTCCGCCGATCCGTCGAAAGCCACCATTAGTGTGAAAGATATGACAATTACGGTAAACGGCGTGGCGACAGGTAAGGTGCAGATCCCTGTGGTGAGCGGAAATGGTCAGTTCGCCGCAGTGGCTGAAGTCACCGTTACTGAAGCGGGCGCTGCAGGGTAAACGGAGGTAATACATGTTTCTGAAAACAGAACAATTTGAATATAACGGTGTGTCCGTCACGCTTTCCGAATTGTCTGCGCTGCAGCGGTTTGATTATATAAAGTTTGTTTCAGACGCAGAACAACAGGAGACAACGAAGCATGATGTCGTGCACATTAACCAGCGATATCTGGAAACGGCATCCCTGCTTGTGGCGATGTCGCTATGGCATTCCCATTCCCTCAAAGGCACTCTGGCCTCTCCGGAGACAGAGATGCAGCAGATCCGCCGTGAAGTGATGCTGGGATGGCCTGCTGATGCACTGAATCAGGCAACGAACCGGGTGCTTTATCTTTCAGGTATGCTGGATAACCGGCACGATGCCGATCCTGAACAAACCGGGAAAGCAGAAGCGACTGAGCCGGTAACATCAAAAAAGCATTCGAAGGCGAGCTGAACTTTGTCCTGAAACTGGCGCGAGAGATGGGGAGACCCGACTGGCGCGCCATGCTTGCCGGGATGACATCCACCGAATATGCCGACTGGCGACGTTTTTACTGCACGCATTATTTTCAGGATACCCAACTGGACGCTCATTTTTCCGGGCTGATGTACGCCGTACTCAGCCTGTTTTTTGGCGATCCGGATATGCATCCGGCGGATTTCAGTCTGCTTGCTCCAGCGTGTGAGGAAGAGCAGACGGAGATGCCGGACGAGGAAGAAATGCTGATGCAGAAAGCGACAGGAGTTGCCGGAGGCGTCCGGTTCGGAGGGGACGGAGGGCGCGATATTTCACCTTCTGCGGATGTGGTGGATGTCAGCGAGGATGATGTTGCATTAATGATGGCTTCAGCGGGGATTTCCGGAGGTGTGAGATATGTCCCAGCCAGCGGGTGATCTGGTTATTGATTTGAGTCTGGATGCGGCCCGGTTTGATGAACAGATGGCCCGGGTACGCCGTCATTTTTCCAGTCTGGAGGCGGATGCCAGAAAAACCGCCAGTACTGTTGAACAGGGGCTGAGCCGACAGGCGCTGGCGGCACAAAAAGCCGGGATATCAGTCGGACAGTATAAGGCTGCCATGCGCACACTGCCCGCACAGTTCACGGATATTGTCACTCAGCTTGCCGGTGGTCAGAATCCCTTCCTTATCATGCTGCAGCAGGGGGGGCAGATCAGCGATTCATTCGGTGGACCGCTCAGCCTGCTTACCCTGCTGAAGGAGGAACTTCTCGGGATCAGGGATGCCTCTGAATCATCAGAGGAGTCGCTGTCAGATACGGCAAATGCACTGGCTGAAAATGCCCGGAATGCCGGTGAGCTGGGACGATTTATGTCGGTGGCCCGTGTGGCGGCAGGTGGCGGGGTTGCCGTACTGGCCGCGCTTGCTGCCGCCGCCTGGCAGGCAGAGCAGGCTGATCGGGCCTTATTGCGTTCACTGATCCTGACCGGAGGGGCGGCTGCCACCACAACGGCAGAATTGTGGAAAATGGCCGGGGTGATCAGCGATGAAGCCGGTGGTGGTATCAGACAGGCGGCAGAAAATCTGGCCCGTCTGGCAGAAAGCGGGAAATATACCGCCGGGCAGCTACGGATCATGGGGGAAACCTCTCAGAGATGGCTGCAGACGGTGGGGGACGATGCCGGGAAGGTGGAAAAAGCCTTTGAAGGGATTGCAGCAGATCCGGTGAAGGCGCTGGCCTCCCTGAATCAGCAGTATAACTTCCTGAGCGTTTCCCAGTTACGCCATATTGATGAGCTTGAGCGCACGAAAGGTAAACAGGCTGCGGTGACGGAGGCGATGTCCCTGTTTGCGGATGTCATGAATGCACGTCTGGAGCAACTTGATAAAGCGGCCACGCCGGTGGAAAAAATCTGGGACGATGTTAAAACCTGGACTTCTGACGCATGGGCATGGATAGGTGATCATACACTGGGGGCACTCAGTCTGATCACTGACGTGGTGGCAGGAACCGTTGAACAGGTGAAGCTGCTGCTTGTGCAGGGGGATCTGGCGCTGGCTGAATTTATTCAGTCAGCCTGGGAAACGACAAAGAATGTGCCCGGCGTTGGTGCGTTGTTTGGTGAACTGGCAGAAGAGAACCGCGTATTTATTGAGAAAACAAAACGTGATGAACTGGCGCTGAGAAAATCCATTGCGGAACGGGATGCGCGTATACGCCAGGGGGAAATGGGGTACATCAACCGTTCGCGTGCAACAGGCGTCAGCAAAGGTCCGGGGCAGCAGGAAGCCGTCAGCCGTCTGGCTGAAGAGCTGACAGGTAAAAAAGCATACATCACCGAAAAACGCGCTCTGCCGGGGAGAGGGAAGAGGAGCAGGCAAGAGAGGCTCTGCTTGCCCTTGAAGCTGAGCTCAGGACGCTGGAAAAAACACAGCGGTGCGAATGAGAAAATCAGCCGGCAGCGCCGTGATTTATGGAAGGCGGAAAGTCAGTATGCGGTCCTGAAAGAGGCTGCCACGAAACGACAGTTATCTGAGCAGGAAAAATCCCTGCTGGCGCATAAAGACGAGACGCTGGAGTACAAACGCCAGCTGGCTGAGCTGGGCGACAAGGTTGAATACCAGAAACGCCTGAATGAGCTGGCACAGCAGGCGGTGCGGTTTGAAGAGCAGCAGAGCGCGAAGCAGGCCGCCATCAGCGCAAAAGCCCGCGGTCTCACTGACCGTCAGGCGCAGCGGGAGTCTGAAGCGCAGCGTCTTCGGGACGTGTACGGTGATAATCCGGCTGCGCTGGCGAAGGCCACATCGGCACTGAAGAACACCTGGTCTGCGGAGGAGCAGCTTCGTGGAAGCTGGATGGCCGGGCTGAAGTCCGGCTGGGGCGAGTGGGCGGAAAGTGCGACGGACAGTTTTTCGCAGGTTAAAAGTGCTGCCACGCAGACCTTTGACGGTATTGCACAGAATATGGCGGCGATGCTGACCGGTGCAGAGGCAGACTGGCGGGGATTCACCCGTTCGGTGCTGTCCATGATGAC